TACAGTACAGGCAGAATCTAACGCACCTGTGTATTTAAGAAACATTGATCTTCCAGGATCAGTTGCTCCGTCTGCAATAGTGGTAGTGTGTGTATCAGCATTAGTTGTTATAGCTTCTGTGCCGTAACTAAACGCTTCTGCAATTAATTCTAAGTTTGTATTTGTTGTCGTTCCCCAAGTTCCTGACGCATCACCTGTCGCCATCTCGTTGAGTCTTAGGTCATTTACGTATGTACTAGCCATTTATTTTCCTCCGTACTGAATCGATTATAATATGTTTTTCCCGAATTGTTAAGCAACTTCTTCCCACTCTGGTGTTTGAGAATCTGAAACTGTTGTCCAACTTGGTGTTTGACTATCACTAACTCCTGTCCAACTTGGTGTTTGTGAATCGTCAATAATCCCCCAAACAAGAACTTCTGGTGTGCCTGCTGTTGCCTCTACACCTGTTAGTGTCACAGTTGCTTTAGCTACTGGTGTTGCTGTTCCTAAGGCACTTGTAGCAGCTTGTCCTGTTAAAGTAATCTGGAGATTGTGGTAAACTGTGACGCTTCCTACACTAGCTGTGCCTGCTCCTAAAGTTACAGGTACATTAGCTTCACCATCGACATCTACTGAGACGGCACCAAGCGTTCCTACAGCACCTTCTACGACTGCTATTGCCTGAGCGTTTACACCTGCTGTTGGAGCACCTGCTGTGCCTGCTACTCCTGATACAGAAACATTAGCTTCAGCATCAATACTTGGTGTGCCTAAAGCACTGGTGGCAACTTGGGTAGAAAGGGTTACATTAGCTTCAGCATCAATACTTGGTGTGCCTAAAGCACTGGTGGCAACTAATGTTGATAATGTTTGATTAGCTTCTGCATCTACACTTACAGTTCCTAAAGCAGAAGTTCCAGCTACACCAGATATAGTGAAGCTTATTGGTACAGATGCTGGCTGACCCCATGGACCAGACCCCCAGGTACTTCGACCCCAACCAGCCATTAATTTATGCTATTCTTATAATAGCTGTGCTTGCTGCAGCTGCAGGAAAAACTATTGTAAAGTCTCCTGCTGTGGAAGTTTTATCTCCACCAAAATCAATAGTTGCTACAGATACATCAGAATTTGTATCATTATAAATTAAGCATCCTCTAGCAGTTACAGTAGCTGTGCCGAAAGTTAAATCAGCAAAGTCTGTAAACCCTGTGGTTCCACCGCTTGTTGGATTAACATTGGTCAAAGCAGCACCACCTGCTGTGTAGTTTGTGCCAGTTACTTGATTTGTTGTTGTGTATGCCGTGGTTGCTGCTCCCATTGTAGCAGAACTGGTATACAAAGCTAGTTTAAAACTGTTACCACCAGAAGCCAAAAAGTTATGTTTTGCTTCTAATAGTTCTTTTTTAAAGCTAGTTGTAAGTGTTGATGTTATCGCCATTTTATTTTAACTCCTTTAGTATATTTGCTAAATCGTTATCACCTTGAGAAATTAACATGTTACGCATTGTACAGCGTTCACTGTTAATTGCTTCCTTGATATAATAAAGTATTGTGGAATAAATCGCAAGTCTATAATCTTGTGCTTGTTGTTTTATGTGTGGTTCTGCATTATCAGATATACCACAAATTCTAGCTGTGCACTTTTCTGCCCAAAACTCAGGAGTATGTCCTTTGTATTCGCTAGTAGCCACTTCAATCAGACCTAACGCTCCACTTGTATCTTGATCAATCACAATTATCTCCTATTTTCTAGTTCCATCAAATACACAAACAAAATACAAATTGTTTTCTGAATTGTTAATAACTTGGTGAAACTTTCCGTCTTCTATTAAAACCACATCTCCCTCAGAAACAGAAAAAACTTTTTCATCAATTTTCATCTCACCTGTACCCTTAACAAAGTTGTAAACTTCTTCCTGTCCCGCATGGCTGTGTCCTGAGGTTGATTTCCCAGGATTTAAATCTGTGCTGCTCAGCACAAGATTAACTAGTGCACAATTATCCTTAACTGTGTACCTTTCATCCTTTTTTACCACCTCTCCGCCAACATCGAGCACGCTTACTTTCATTTCAGTATCTTTTGGCTTCTGGTGGGGTGTTTACAGTAGAGATAAGTTCTGCTTCTGAACGCTGTCTTTCCTGTTGTTTTTCTGTGTACTCTTGGTATCCCATAGTGTAAAACTCGTCTTTATCTTCGTCTATAAGTATCAAAAGTGGGTTATCTAAACGATGGTATCCATAAAGTTTCTCTTGAACAGGTGCATCTGTGTCTAGTAACCCAGAGCGTGGGGCAACACTTATGACCATTCCATTTTCTATGCACTTAGCTAACCAGAACTCTACACAAGATCTACCTGCTTCAGCAAAGTGTAGATTGCCTTTATAGGTGAAATCTATACCAAATAAATTAAGTCTACCAACTTTATGGTACAAAGCAAAGGCTATTGCAAAAGGAACAGTGTTGTTAAAGTAAGAACATCTAGTTTCTTTAACCACATCTAGTAAAGGGTACTCAACTAAACCTTCGCATCTTTCATCTAGTTCACAGGTATAAATGGGTCCAGGATGTGTCTGTAAAACTTTACACATTATTCCTGTCTGACTACCAGCAGCATCCGAATCTAAAAACCTAGAAGCTGGATCCATCATAAAAACTCTATCACACTCAGTTATCCCTGCCATAGCATTTATGCCCCAGACTTCATCAAAGTCCACACTGTGTGATTTAGCTAAATGAAAGTCTAGTTGGCTTTCACCCATAGCAACTAGGGCAATACTCGCTCCTTCTAAAGATTCTATACGAGTCATGCTTGTGGTTCTCTTCTGATTTCTCCGTATCTGTATTGATCTCTTGTTGATTTAGCTTCACCAAGATTTTTGAGAAACACTAGAGACTCCTGAAATTTCTGCTCATAGACAGGTAATGCTTCGTAATTTTTTAGGTACATGCATGCTTCCGATAAACAGCCATAGAGCATGGCATTGATTGCATTTTTAGATAGCCAAGTTGTGTCCGATCCTGATGTTGTTGTTAACGAAGCTGGTCTGTAGAAATAGTGTAGTTCGAATGTGTAGTTTGAATTAGGTGTGGGTCCAAGAATAAATGTGTTATCATCAAACTCAGCGTAGTATTTAGGTTGTCCTGTTGTAGCAGAAGCTGGTGTGTAGTCTCTGACAAAAGATGGGTGTTTAAGTAATAAGTAGTTATAGTTACTACTACTGTCAATAACTGCTAAGCTAAAGGATGATAGATAATCCGTAGGTGTTGCTAAGTATGTCGTTCCTGAAGTTGCAGTTCCTGTCACGTTCTTTTTAAACACATCTAATTGAACACTTTTAAGTATTTTCTCTTCTGTTGCTTTTATAAAGTTTGGTATATTTGTGACAAAAGATGATTCACTGCTTTCAAGATAATCTTGAATCGCTGTTGTTAGTGTTGTGTTAGTCCAGCTCATGATGTTGTTATGGTAACCTCCCCTACTTCTCCCGTTCCTTTTTGCCCAGAAAAACTAGACCCTATTGTATTGCTCGTTAGAGCATACATCGTTGGTGAACTTACACCAGCTGTGTTCTTGGGGTTGCTAACTCTGACAATACCTAAACTAATTGTAGACTTAACATCTGGTCTTGGGTTAAGCAGTGCTTCAGGATCTGCTGTTTTTCTATTACGCTCTAGTTGTGGATGCTTGGGATCATACATGTCTGGTCCAACTAGAAGACCATTCCAGGTCTTCTTCATTTCATTTAACTTATACCTAAAACCACTTATGTCGCAAATACCATAAGCATGTTTACCACTAGAGTATGCCATTAGTAACTCACTCTTGGTGTTAGATGAATACTTGCTCTGTCCCTATCTTCATCTGCTGCTCTCTTAAAGGCTTCCTCATACTCAGCTTTCAGTATTCCTGCTTTTTGAGGATTTCTTTTTAATGCTATTTGAAACGCAAGTCCTGTTGTCATACAAGGTATAAATCTGCTTGGGACTTCCTGGTCTTCTGCCGAAGCCGTCACGTCGTCTATGCGTTGTATTCTATAGCTTATGAACTTGTATGTTGTAACATTATCTGGGGTGGGAAAAAGTTTAAGTACAGGTGTCTCTTTTCTATCAATATAGTATTGAGAAGGTCTTCCTGTAGCAACCTTGTCAGGAATACCTAAGTACTCAGAGCGACTTATTCTTTCAACAGATATATCACTATAGGTTGTGCTTGACGTACTGTCATAAACTCTAACAATAGCCTCAAGCACATCCACATCATAAGCGTTCAGTGTGTATGAAGATGTGCCTGAAGTAAGGTCTAGGGAGACCTGTTCAACTGTCCAA